ATACCCACTTACCCTCTGTTCTCATTTCATCTTCAAGATAAGGTAATATAGCGTTACGCAATGATCCAGTTTCAATGCCTACTGTAGAAGATTCTACCTTCATCGCAGATGAAAGGATTTTTTTAGCGGTTTCTTTAATGTTCCAGCGACCATGTAGTATATCTTTAACCCACCACTTATCACGATCAATCTTTACGATAGCAATAGCTGTTTCGTCTAGCCTAGATCGTTTTAAATTCCTTTCTTGTTCTACTGCTTCATAACCAGCAGGATCTACAGCAATAACATAATTACCTTCTTCAGGTTCTTCAGCGACTTGAAACCAATCTTCTTTAAAGATACCACCAGAGGATATTTCAAAGGAAGCCTCGAACTCTTGTCTAAACGACATAGAGGACATAGATTTCTTAGAAGCCTCTATCTCATCAGCAGGTAAAAAAGGATTATCTCTAGAGGTATATTGAAAAGCATCCCAATCGTCATCATCTAAAGCATCTTTATACAAATCAAAGAAATGATTTTTCCCCGCAGGCGTACCAATAAACAAAGCACCACCACGAACATCCGCAAGAGTAGGCCTTATAATCTGTTCCCACACCTGCGGTTTCATGCTGGCATACTCATCGAGCACGACATACGCCAGTCCAACACCCCTCAATGTTTCTGGTCTATCTGATCCTTTTAAATATATCTTTCTTCCATTTATCAAAGTAAGTACAGCCGTATTCTCGTATGCTTGTACTATTAGATCTCTTCCTAAATCTTTTAACATAGCCCACATAATATCTTTAGCTTGCTGAAAGGTAGGTGCTATGTAGAATACATCTTTACTTTCAGACTGTATTGCTTTAATCAGTAATATCCACGCAGATAGGTAGGACTTACCAAACCTCCTGCCAGCAGCAACAATTTTAAACCTCTTATCCGAATGAAAGATTTGCAGTTGAGCAGGATGTAGATCAATATTTAGTTCAGCCATTTTTAAACTTTTCTGCCATAGGAGATGTATCTATAGAGTCTATTACCTCATTTTCACTTTTTTCTTCTGGATCTACAATTTCAGCATCGTCATATTCTTCCGCTTTTTGTTTTATGGATTCAATAGAAGCCACATTAATAATGACTTGTGAATCACTTCTGTTCCTATTGGCATCTATTGCCTTTTGAGTAGGTATTCCTCTATCTAAAATCATCTTAATACAATGTACATCGCCATCTTTAGCTTTGGCAACCGCAACCTCTAATACATCTATTAGGCTATCTTGTAACAAAGCCATAGCAGCAGCAGACCATTTGTTTACAGAGCCTTTAGGTCTACCTGATGGGTTTAATGAAGCCATTCCTTTTACTAAGGCAGGATTACCTTTGCGTTTACTCATGCGAGTAGTATAGCACAATAATGATCCAATGTTGCTTTTTTTTCAAATTCTGTTTTTTGTGGGTTGGAGGGTATATAAATAAAACTAAGAGGTCAATGAGCCTCCCTACCCCATACTTAACATAAGATAAATTATGCGAAGTGATCTATATACCAGAAAATAGATTAATATCGGCTTTAAAGCCCCGTACTAAAGCATTTAACTATTAAAATGCCAGGCTATTTACTGGGGATCAGGAGCTTAGTAATCGATTAGATGATCCAGATCAAGGAATATATGAGAGGGATAATAGATCCACAACCAATTGGCTGGATAGATCCATATCCAGATATCCACGATCAGGAGCCAATGATTACCCCAAGAGCCTCCGATCTTCTTTGATCCGATCAAACAGCAAGATCTGATACTTTGCTTCTACTAAACAACTATAACCAACAGAACCAACTACTACTATTAGATCTTTATTACTCCCTTACTGTATTTGTTACTTTATAGCTTGGATTCAGGCTCCGCATTAGAAACAGTTGCAATAATGCAACATCAAAAAATGGCGGTATGAAAGGATTTCATCAGCTCGCAGCTTAGATCATTTGTTACATTTACACAACAACCCCCAAGAGCTTCCGATCAGACACAAAAAAAGGGCGATTGCTCGCCCCTTAGATGCCCTTATTTAGATGATTAGATCAGATCAGGGATCATTACATACCCAATGATTAAAAACGCCCATAAAGATAAAGCAATGAAACCACCCATCACGCCCCAAAATAAGGCTTGTAGTTTCTTCATCACTCGATTACCTCCTTAATACTTTGATGAAGCATATGCTGATGGTGGAGCGTGGCGAGAAGTTCAGATCCTATGCTCTCAATTGAGCAACCGCAATCATGAGCCAAGGCCATAGACACGGACAATGAGCAATCATTTTCCATCAGGTAGTTCATAGCTTGATAGTATCCGATAATCTCGCTCTCATTGATATGATCTTTCGCATCATTAAAGTCGTCAAACTTTAGGATCTCATTATTGAACTGATCGTCAACAACAAATATTATTTTAGTGTCTGATAATGAATTCATTGTTAGTACCCTCCTTGTATTGTTCAGCCATAGATTTTTCAAATCCCGCCCTTTGATCCTTTACATGCCAGACATCACCCTTTTGCTTGAACTCATACGAGGCAATCTCCGAGATCATGAGAGGCTTTAAACCTTTGTCATGCTTTAGGTATGAATTATGATCTTTTTGAAATATGCGAAAGGGCATATCCAAAACATAAAATAAAGTATTTATCCTTTCTCTAGTTGTTTGCGTTGGCCAGTTACATAAAGATACTTCCAAGTGGCCTTGAATATTCCAACAGGCAATTATATTGCCATGTAGATATACATCGATCCCATCTGTTGACGTGTTGCTGATCGATCTTTTATTCCCACCTTTGAAAGCGTGGGCAATATCAAGTGATATTTTTCTCATGATTGAACCTCCATTATTTTTAGTATGTTATTAGTTAGATCAAATTTAGCTTTCAATAAATGCCACCTTAGATCGTGGGATCTATCATCATATTGATAATAAGCACATTTCATTTCAGCATCACCTCGCCATTGCATTAGTTTACGGATCATGAAGCACCCCCAAACATTGCGCCAAGCCTTGCGGGTATGACATGTTTATTATTACATTGATCGCAACACTCATCACCATCATCATCTGAATCTGGATTATTGCCAAAGCCTGAAAAAATAGATCTACAAAAACAGCAAGTCCAGTACTCGATACCATCTCTCTCTGTTCTTCGTGTGTGTGTTATAGATTTCATATATTTACCTTTTATGTAGTGATCCAATTGATCACCCCTTAATAATACCCTTTTACAGATCAGGAAGTGAAAATTTTAACTTCCAAAAAAAACCCCCAGTAGTTGGGGGCTTCATATATTTGTTGCTAAAGAGGTTAAACTGAATTAATCTCTTTAAGTTGGGTTTCGTTTGGATCAACCGCTTGTCTAAAAAATATCTCATCAATAATTTCTTGATAGTTATTGCCTACGCTATCCTCCCTATATTCAGCAATCGATATCGCCAGTTCCATTGAGAAATTAATATGTTGCTCTATATGATCAACAAATGAGTCAGCATCTTTAAATCTTAAATCCCCTGAATCCCATAGATCAAAAAGTAAGTGTAATTTTGAATTGTAATCGTTAGTATCTCTCATAATGTTTTCTCCTTTAATTGTTCATTAAGTGTACTGCCCAGACAGCCATAAATAACTGCTAGTTCTACTTTGGCTGAATCATCTTTAACTTTATTAATAGCTTTAATTAAAGCGTCCATACCTTGCTGAACATCTTTAAATGGTGTGAATAATGGAATCTTCTTCATGATATGGCCTCCTGTTCTTTATTGGTTTCAAACCATTTGACTATATCTTGGCATCTCTGCCACCAGCCACTATCAGTTTGAAAACTATCCATAGCATCAGCGTATTCAGGATAACCCTTTCTAAGTTTATCCCTGTTACCTCCATCAGCCTTTGAAAGTGCTTCAGCAAGTGTTGAATCAAACCCGCCAAGCGTCCTGTATTGCCATTCCCATATAAATGTTTGGCCTTTGTCTAGTCCTTCTATAATCATATTATTCTCCTTTGTTTAATAAATTATCAATTTTATTTCTTAAAAAACCTACTGGATTGTCTGTATTTTGAACATCACTATATAGCTGACTATCAAAGGTTTGTATAATCTCAACAAGTAATTTTTCCATTGCATCATGCCTACGCTCTAACGCTCTAAGATCAGCGAAAGGTGTTGTTACTGCTACTGCGTATTTATCACTTAATTCATACATATTCTTTGTTACTGCTTTCACAATATCTTCAGCACCTTGTTTTCTTATTTTATCAATCATATTATTGTCCTTTTGTGTAGTGATCCAATTGATCACGCATTTATTATAGCAAAAAAAAAGGCTCAATGAAGAACCTTTTTGTTTATTTGATATTTTTTAATTCATTTCATCTTATCCTCCCCTAATAATTAGTATTAATTTTCATACTAACCAACCTTTTCTTAGGGCTTCCAAAAACAAAACGAAATAGATCGAAGAAGCGGTACAGATCATAACCATCACCAAGACCGCATAAGATATTATTTTATCAATCATTTTTTCTCTCCATTTCTTTCGTGGCTTTCGATATTTTATCCACAATTTTATTTCTTAAAACAATATGCTTTTCGATTGGCACATCTTTTAAAGAGTTAATAAACTTAACCACTATTTCAAATTTTTCCTCACTAACCATCTTGGGGTTAAATCCCTCGATCATAACATCAACAAATTTAGTAAACTCACCAACTAATTCGA